AATAATTATATTATTAATAATATTAATTTTATTAATAAAATTTAAATAAATAAAATATAAAATTATTTAATAATATCTTTATTAATATTATGATGTTTACATTTATTAATTTAATATTACTTTTTATATCATTATTCATATACATAAATTATTTTGTAAATGAGATGAATAATAATAATATTTTTACGAATAAAATATTCATGTTTTTATTTGTTTTTATTATTAGCTTTATATCTGGATTTATTAATAAATTAGTATCTTCTAATATGGCAATACATGATTTAATAGTATTTTCGGTAAATAATGCAATTATTAGTGTAATAGCATATGATACATATAATGATATGATATATCATGGTTATTTTAGTACTTATTCGCACGAACAAAAATCACTAATTTTAGTATTATTAATGATATCTTTTATTACAATAATAAAATTAATTCAAATAATTATAACATTTAATTTTTAATTAATATTTTTATATTTTATATATATAAATATATAAATGATTTCAACAAAAACTTTGAATAATCTTAAATATTATTCTAAATTTACTATTATATTTGCATTAATTTTTATTATATTAAAATTTATATTAAATACAAAAATTTATGAAGCTATTTTACTATCTTGTATTATAACTGTTTCAATTATTATTATTGAAAATATTATTTTTATTAATTCATATATTTCTGATCCACTAAATTGTGATGAATGTAAAATTAATATTGATAATAATCTAGATATTTTAGTTCCAAATCCTTATCAAGAATCTAATTATAATACTAATAATTATGAAAATTTTTATGTACATAAGGAAAATAAATCAAAGAAAAATTTAAAATCAAATGATGCAGCAACTACAACACCAACTACAACATCAACTACAACACCAACATCAAAAAGTATGGTAGATCAATTGAAAGATACAGCAAAGAAAATGTTTGACAATCATTTTCAAATCAATAATACAATTAATAAAGAGGATCCTTCAGCATCAAATGAAGATAAACAATCAGAAGATCACCAATCAGAAGATAATAGTCAAATTAATAAAATTTATCTTGATGAACAATATATGTATAATTGTAATTTAACACCACTAAAAAATATACCACCTCCTCCATCTAATAACTCTACATCCGTTAATAGAGATAATTTTGAAAGTTTTGAAAATATTGAATCGTATATTGATAAACAATCTGATATTAATAATGATATAAAACATGAAACTTATAATGATATTTTAAAAGATGTTACTGATAATGAAGTTTGTGATCAAGATTCTGAAATTGTAATTGAAACAGTTAATGAACCAACACCTATAGAAAATTTTTCACGTGCAACAATAGCACCAATTAGCGTATCTACTACTGAACCTACTAATATACCCACTACTATACCCACTAATATTCCAACTAATATGCCAACAAATATGCCAACTAATATGCCAATTAATATGCCCACAAATAATAATATACCGACAAATATGCCTACTAATAATATGCCTACTAATAATATGCCTAATAATAATATGCCTAATAATAATATACCGACAAATATGCCTACTAATAATATGCCTAACAATAATATGCCTAATAATAATATGCATAATAATAATAATAATATGCCTAATAATACAGAAAATGAATCTTTAAAAGATAATTTATTTAAATTAAATATTGGTAACAGGAATATAGTTAATGAAAATATAAGAGATGGTAAAACATATTATAATCAAATATTAAATTATTCAACTAATGCACCATCTGTATTTGAATCAATGGATAATGAATTAAAATATGGTAATTATAATTACATAGGACCATTAAATAAAGGTATGATTAATAAAGAATATACTTTCGTATCACCAAGTAATTGGTATCCAATTCCTCCTCATCCGCCAGTTTGCGTAACTAATAAAAGTTGTACAACATGCCCTGTACAAATATCAGATGGAAAAGATTACATGCAATGGGCATCACTAGAAGATTTTGATAAAGCAAGAAGATTTACAGGTGATATGAATATTAACATTGATTATATTAAGAATGTATTAAATAATCCAGATGGATATTAAATTTGTTAAAATCTATCAATATTATGTAAAATTTCCATAATATCACTAGAATAAATACAATTTATTGATTTATAATAGACATAATATTTAGAATAAGATAAAGCATCTGAATAAAGTTCATTTTTATTTTTATAATTATGATTGTAAAGTTGAATATATTTGTTAATAAATTTTGTCATTAATATTTTATATGATGATATAGAATTAATATTAAGATTAATATTATATTCAATATAATTATTTTCTAAAAACATACTATAATACTATAATTTAATATAGTAGTTTTAAATTTATATCTTTTTTCAGTTTTTATTTTACAAATCAAGAGTTTAAATATAATTTAGATTATAAAGTGATTTATAATTAAAGTGATGTATTAGTAGGTTTAAATTTATATCTTTTTTTCAGATTATATTTTATTATAGATTATAATATGGTTGAAATAAGATATTTATTATTAATAATTTTATTAGGTATTTGCATTTACTTAATATATAATTTATATTCATATCAATCTAAAAATATAGATAAATTAAAAGAATATATTACTGAAACTATTGAAATTGAATGTGAGCAAATTAATGACAAAATTGATAATATTGAACAAATTATTGATAAAAAAATTAATGAATGTAATAAAAAAATTAAAGATCTTTGTTCGTTACAAAATAAAATTAACGAGGTTAATAAAATGAATGGACAATCAATTATTAATCAATATAATCAATTTGATGATGGATTTGAAGATAATATTGACAATGATGAAATAAAAAATCAAATATTTAATTCTACAGATAATCAACCTATAAATAATTGCTTTATTAAAATTAATCAAATTAAAGGTGTTAATGATGATAAAGATATGTTTTATATGAGTCCTGTTAATAATCAATCTTTTGATAAACAAAATAATAAAAATTCAAATAATAATACTGATACTTCTAAACTATCTTCTAAATCTACTAAATCTACTAAATCTAGTAAACAATCCAGTAAACAATTTAGTAAACAATCTAATAAACAATTTAACTCCACTACAAGCAAAGATAGTAAAAAATCAGATAGTAAAAAATCAGATAGTAATAGTACAGTATTAGAAATTAGTGGAGATTTTTTTAAATCAAATTATATAAATAACAATCAACCAGTATCTAATATATTTAATATTTTAAATAAAAGTTCTAGTTTTATCAAAAATAATTTACATAAAGTAGATAATACATCTAATAATTCAACATTATCGAATGTTAAAGATTATATAATAAATAACAAGGAAAATATAGAGGATAAAAATATCAATAATGAAAATGATTCAAATAATTCATCAAATAATTCATCAAATAATGAAATTTTATTTACAAATGATCCTCCATTAATTCCAAATATTTTTATTAATAAATTTAATAATAAAGTAGTTGAAATTAATTAAATATATAAATTGATTTTTTATTTTTTTATTTTTTTATAATTATATAATATATAAAAATGGATAACTATTACAAAAACTGTCCACCCAAAATGGATGATGGTCGTTTTACAACCAATTATAAAACAGCTTCTTGTTACAATGAATATATTAAATATCAAAATGGTATAACAAGAGATGATGATTACAGATTATTTTTACAATTAAATGCTGAAAAAATGATGGATAATGATTGGCTTAATCTTAGAAAAACAGATTCTTGTTGGAATAATGCATGTGTACACAATTATCCCTTAAGAATGGATCCTAGAGATTTTACAAAAGAAATACAAAATGCAAATGCTTTATTTAGATCAAATGTATTACCAACTGATTTAAAATGTAACTTATATGCTGATTATAGAGCAAGTGAAACACCATTACAAAATTTTAAAATTAACCCAAACACATGTTGCAACAAGTAAAATATTTTTAATTAATTATCAAATAATATTTATTATATTTGATTTATTTATTTTATTTATTTTTAATATTTTTATTTTTTTTTTGTTAATTTAAAAAGTTAAAATATAATATATATATTAATTTATATTAATGAATAAATTAGATAAAGATAAATTTAGAAAACTAGCAACATATACTAACTTAAATAAAAATTATATACCAGATTATAATAATCCAGATACAAGTGATATTTACTCCTTATTTACTAATTCAGATTATAATGAAATTATGAAAAAAATTAAACAAAATGATTTTGTAAATTTTAGAAACGATGATGGTACCAATTTAGTTCATGCAATTATTAGTAATACAACGCAAATTACTGAAAATCAAAAAATAGAAATTATTAAAGAATTAATTGATAAAAATATATCTATTAATGTGATGGATAAATATAATCAAAATTCATTACATTATGCTGCAAAAAATGGTTATTTTAATGTATTTTTATTTTTAGTTGATAAAAATGCTAATTATAAATTAATTGATAATTATGGTAATTCTCCTTTACATTATATGATTGATAAACTAATTATTGATTGTAATAATGATGATCTATTTAATTCACAAAATATTATAAATAATAAATTACATACAAATAATTCTAATAAAATTAATAATATTATTTCAAGTGAAATAATTAAAATATTAATTACAGATAAAACTTTTAATATTTATTTTGAAAATATAAAAAAACTTGTTGAATATAATAAATATTTTAAAAAATTAGAAATTGTTCAAATTTTTAAAGAAACTGAAACAAAATTAATTGATTTTAACAAACAATTTGATAAAAGTATTCCTAAAAAGAAACTTGAATATTATAATACTATAAAAAATAAATTATTCGATTTATATAAAAATTTAAATTATGAATTTAATGAAGATACTTCTTTAATATTTAAAGATAATTTTGATGAAAAATTTAAAATAAATATTGAAAAACAAAAATTAAAAATTACAGATAAAAGTGAACAATTAAAAAAAAATATTAATTCTGATATAGATAATTTAATTAAAATAATATTCGATATTTATAATAATTATTATACTATACCTTTTAATTATCTTGCTAGTTTTTTTTATTACAAAGAACTAGGTAAATTTGATAATAGTACTGATTTTAATCGTTATTTTGAAATAAGTTGTATCATAAAAGAGTTATTTTTTAACGAAAATAATGAAAATGATGAAAATGATGAATATGAAATTTATGAATATAATAATAAAACAAAATTAAATAATACATTAAATATTGATTATTGTAATATTTATCATCAGAACCTTATAAAAGATGACGAAAATGAAGATTCAAATAAAAATATTGTAAGACCTTTTAGATTAAGTGGTGATCAAGAAATTCAAAATTATTTTGATAAAAAAGATGATGTTAATTATATAAAAGAAGTTAAGAGATTGGAAAAAAAATTAAAAGAAATTCCAAATAAATTAAATGAATTAAACTATTTAGATAATATAAATAATAATGATGAAATTATAGAATATTTTAGAGATATTCAATTTATTGATTCATACTTCTTTATTTATGCTAATGCTTATATTTATAAATTAAATGAAATTATTAATCAAATTAGAATATTGTTTTTACAACAATACTATTTTGCTAATGATATTAATGATTATATTACTAATGAATATGTTAAAATAATGGATAATAATATTCAAAAATATATTGACATTAACGAAGAATTACTTAAAAGATTAAATTATTCTACCAAAAAATGCTCTAGAGATGAGAAAAAAGAAAAAATAATAACAGGAGGAGCAAGTAAAAATTCATATGAAAATACTAAAAAAGAAAAAACGAAAGAAGAAACAAATAGTAAAAAAGATATTATTATTAAAATTTATGATATAATTAAAAAAAATAAATTAGAAAATAATGATTTAATAAATAATTTTACAAAAATATTTTATTTTTATTTAATAAATAATTTGAATATTAATCTTTTTAAAATAAAAAATGAAGTAAAAAAATCAAAATCTGATACTATAAATATTATACCAGATGAAAATATTAGAAAAAATATTATACCATTAATTGAAGAATATAAAATTTATATTAAAAATTTAAATGAAGTAATTAAAAATGATATTTTTAAATTTGAAGATGATAAATTTATAAATTATAATGATATTTATTATATTAATTCACTTGTTATTAAAAATATTTGTATTGATAATTTTATTT